AATTTCTCCATAACTTTTCCATGATCTTCTTTATTCTCTTCTCTGCTTTTCTGAACTAGAACAGCAAGAATACCACCGATGGCTGTAACGACAGCAACCAAAACTGCTTCCATATTAGTCACCGATCAAGAAATCAGCAATCAATTCAACATCAACATCAAATTGACCATAGACATCTTGATGCGCCTTTAGTGTTGCAACAAGGTCATTCTTTCTAACCGTCTCCACCGGAGCATCATCTTTTGGATCAATCGCTGTTGGTGCCGAAGATGCAGGCTCGCCAGTTGAGCCAGTATCAGAACCGGCAACGCCCTGCGTTGTTTCTGTAAGCATGAAGGTAACATCCTTCACCGCCTTAGAAAGAGCATCAACCTGCTCTTGGTGATATGCGGCAGCCTTAAGAGCTTCTTTCAAAAGAAACTTGTGCTGCTCGACCATTTTTTCCGCGTTATCAACGGGAATGCTAATGAATTTCATTATTCCTCCTTTTTAAGTAGTGATTCTTCTATAATCCAAAGTTTGCAAATCGCTTCTGGCTCAATTATACCAGAAACAATTTCGCAACCCTGTCCACCCTCATAAAAAACACAGTTGGCACAAATCATGCCCTGTTCTTTAAATGGGTTTGCAGAAGCCGGGGCATAGTGTGCTCCATCTGCACCAGCAGTTTGGTTCCACTTGCCGAATTCTTCTGCAACATCTTCCAGCGCTTCATAATGAGCTTGCTGTCTATCATTGAGCCTAGTATCTGGCTCGTCTTCCATTTCTTCTTCTGAACCGTTTTCCATCTCGTCTTCATCTTCCATTTCATCACCTGATTCCTGTACGACTCCATCAGGGATCATTGCAAATCTGCACTTACCATCATCTTCAACCTGCCGCTGGAGAACTTTACATTTACCATTACCGGCATACAAGACACAATTAGCACACTTTACGCCAATTTCTTTTTCTTCATTTTCTTCACCAGATTCGTAGTCAACCCAGATACCAGTATCTTCTGCATCAAATGGGCCGTATAACCGTGCAATTGCTTCAATTGCTTGAGCAAGCATTGCTTCTTCAAACTGAATATCTTCTGCAATTTTATTCATTGCTGAGGATGATGAAACAGTTCTATACTTTCCACCTCTACGCTTGTATTCACGAACAAGCCAAGCATTCGCATATGCAGATGGATAAACATCAAATTTCGCTTTTGCTTCTGCTTTAACCCTTGCATACAACTCTGGGTTAGTTGGTACATTACGAGATGCTTTTTCAACAGTAGAAACATTTATTGGTTTCTTATCTTCTCTTCTTTCTGTTGATTCAGCCCTTCTTTTTCTTCTAATAGCTGAAGCAATTTGTTCTGGTGTCATTTGAGCAGCTCTTGATGCTGGAACACATTTTGGATATTTACCTTTGTCTGCATCTGGTCTTCCACATGGCTCAAATCCACCGCCAGCTTTTGGCCTAGACAGATCAACCCACTCTTCTTCAAACCATTCTTCTAAACTTTTGACAACATAATCAATTATTTTTTTATTTCCCTTTTTCTTTTTTGGTTGCTTGTATCCCTGCTGTGGATTCTTAATTCCAGAGCCCATTGAAGATGTTGTAACTTCATTTTCTTTCTCCATATATCCAGCCATTCGCGCTGCAATACCTTGGGCTTGAGCTTTCTTACGTGCTTCTTTCATTGAAGCTTCATTTCCGGGTGTGTAGATATAGCATTTTCCGCTATCTCCCCATTTAAAACCCGGATTTTCACCGCTTGAACAATTTTGGATAGGCATATCTTACAAGTGTAGCATCAATTATTGATAATAGCTAACAAGATTTTCCTTTTCCCAGCGCTGAACCGGTATTTCTACCCTATGGAAAGCATGAAAAGCGTCTTCAGATGAATAAACTATCCTTGCATAAGCCTTCCTGGCCCCTTCATTATAAACTGGACATGCTCCATTAGGGCAAAAGTAGAGGGCTTTGTATTGAAATTTGTCCTCATACCAATGAATTGCATTTACAACTGAAAGAATTTTATTACAATATGGGCAAGTTCTTTCTGGATAAGGAAAGTCTTTAATTTTTCCACCTAAAATACTCATTCATTTTCCTCATCATCAATTTCTATCTCATCTAAATCTTCAATAACTTGAAACTGCTCGTTAAATTCTTCATTTGTATAATCAAATCTATCTTTGCCATTACTATCAAAGATTTTTGTTTTGAGAATATGTGTTATTATTTCATCAACTTTGTTCTTAGCAATCTCAATTCCATCCATTAAAGCATTCAGTTCATCTATTGAAATACCGTACTCCTCTGTGGGAGACATAATTACAAATGATGGTACATAACCATCCTCAAAAGGAACTGCTTTGATTACAAGCTGGAGAGAAGGTATTTCTTCAAACTCCATTTCATTGTCAAAATTAACTATTCTCATTAGCTTTTACTCTTAGTGTCTCTTTTAAAAAATCCAACAAACCAAATAGTTGTTAAAACTAAGAATGCTGAACTAAGAAAATCAATTGAGTAATCAAAGGCTAGATAAAGCGAATACTTTACCAATAAAGCTGATACTGCAATCCAAATTAGAGCGATAATAAATTTTTGCATGGTGACCTCCAGCTGTGAGCATAGCAGAAATTTTTCAAATTTCGCACACGGAAGCAAAAAATCTGGTATGCTTCGCATGCCCGCATGCGAGCAAGCTATTACTCTAATATACTCTAGTATAACTAGTATACCTACATATACTTAGCATGCTTAGTATGCTAGAGAAATTTTTTAAGTTTTCTACCAAAATAAAAAAAATGGTGGTAATGTATGTGTATGCAGATTGTAGCCGTTGTGGAATCCGATGATTATGGCCCCGCTGTAATCATGGATCCGGAGCATATTAGCATTATGCGGTTTGATGACTTCTTCATCGCGGCTGCCAGATGTGTTTTTACAAACCAACCAATCAGTTGCGAAATTTCTGTCGGCACAGCGAGTGCCTTAATGCGCAAGGGAGTTAGATGTTTTCAGGTTTCATCAATTGATGAAGATTACACCACAAAGAAAGAAAAATAACTCATGAAAAAAATTAGTTGGTTTAGTTTGAATCGTGAAGACGCTTCGGGTGAAACTTGGTTTAGTCCTGGTTATATAAACGCTGCTGTCTCAACAATTAGGGCTCTACAAAACAAGAAGTGTGGTGTGTTTTACAATCGCCCAGATATTGATTATCATGTAAACTTCTGCCCAGCAACATACTATCAGTATAACTCTAAATATAATGTTGGTTATACACCGTGGGAGTCAACTAAAATTCCAGATCACTGGATTGATAATATGCGTCGTTGTGATGAGATTTGGACAACATCAAACTTTGTTAAAAAAGTTTATGAGTCTCATAATGTAAATGCAAATATTCATGTTATTCCACATGGGATATCTGAGGATTTTTCAATAGTTGAAAGAGAGTTAACATCAACATTTAATTTCATTCATGTTGGCGGTGACTCAAGAAGAAAGAATGCTCAAATGGCAGTTGATGCCTTCTTAGAACTTTATGAAGGCAATAATGACTTTAGATTAATTCTAAAATATGATAAATTCTGCATGGCAGAGGTTTATGTTAATGGAAGACTGCTTCCAGCATCAATGCATCCACAAATTGTTGCAATCCCAGAATCACTTAGTGTTGATGATTTGGTATCTTTATATCACAAAGCTCACTGTATGATTTATCCAACAATGGGTGAAGGTTTTGGTATGATTCCATTTGAAGCGATTTCAACTGGTCTTCCAACAATTGTGACAAATCTTACTGGGTGTGCAGATTTTGCTCAGTATGGAATTCCACTTGATGCTGAATATTCAAAAGCAACATGGAATGATTATTATTTTTCAACAGACACTGGTGAATGGGCAAGTCCAGACTTTGATCAACTTGTTGACTTGATGGAAGATGTCGTAAATGAATACGATGAAGTTAAAAAATCTTTTGTCAAGTCTGCAAAAATTCTTCACTCTGAGTGGTCTTGGGATGCCACGGCTGCTAAGATTCTTGAGCGCTTGGATTTCTATGAAAAATCTTTTGCGTAGTCCTTAGTAATCTTTTTTGACTCTGGGCGCTTCATCCAATACAATTGGTTTCCCTATTTTTTTCAAGGAGGTAGTATGTCACTTTTGACAAATGATTTTATTAATGGTTATAACACGAAGACCCCACCATGGGGCTTCGGAGGTCTTGGCGAAATTGTTTATTTAAGAACATATAGCAGAAAAATTGAATCCCTTAATCGTAATGAGACTTGGGTTGAAACTGTTAAAAGAATTGTTGATGGCGCTGTTGAAATCGGCGTTCCATTTAGTCAAGAAGAAGCAGAAAAACTTTTTGATCACATGTACAACCTTCGTTGTACTGTTGCAGGTCGCGCATTGTGGCAGCTTGGAACACCACTTGTTTCCAAATTTTCGGGAACTTCTTTAAATAATTGCTTCTTTACGAATATTGAAAAGATTGAAGATTTTGAGCTTCTTTTTGATTACCTCATGCTTGGTGGTGGAGTTGGTTTTTCTGTTGAGAGATCAAAGATTCATGACTTGCCAAAGGTAAAAGAAGTTAAGTTTGTTAAAGCAGAAAGAAGTAGCGATGCTGACTTCATCGTTCCAGACTCTAGACAGGGCTGGAGAGAGCTTCTTCACAAAGTTCTTGAATCTTATTTTGTGACTGGTAAGAGTTTTACATATTCAACTGTTTTAATCCGAGAGTTTGGTGCTCCGCTTAAGACATTTGGTGGAACCGCATCTGGTCCTGGCGCGCTCGTTGATGGTATTGCAGATATTTGCAAAGTTTTGGATAATAGAGTTGGTAAGAAATTGCGTTCTGTTGATGTGTTAGATATTTGTAACATTATTGGAAGAATTGTTGTTTCTGGTTCGTCTCGTCGCTCAGCACAAATTGCAATTGGAGATCCAGATGATGTTCTTTTCTTGAGAGCAAAGAACTGGTCATCTGGCTCAATTCCTGCTTGGAGAGCAAATAGTAATAATTCCATCTATGCAGATTCATATGATCAAATTGTTGCAGAATTGTGGAAAGGTTATGATGGATCTGGTGAGCCGTATGGTCTTGTAAATAGAAAACTTGCAAGAACTGTAGGTAGGCTTGGTGAGCATGCACAGGATAATTCAGTTGAAGGATTTAATCCATGTGCAGAAATTGCCCTTGCTGATGGTGAATCTTGCAATCTTTCAACGATCTTCTTGCCAAATATTGAATCGCTTGAGCAGTTCAAAGAAATTTCAATTCTGCTATATAAGATTCAAAAACAAGTTACTAGACTTTCATACCCTTATGAAAAGACAAGTAAGATTGTTCAAAAAAATGCAAGATTGGGTCAGTCTATTACTGGCATCCTACAGTGCAAAGAAGAAAAGATTAATTGGCTATCTGATGTTTATGAAAACCTTAAGAAATTTGATAAGCAATACAGTAAAGAGCATGGATGGAATCCATCGGTTAGACTTACAACGGTTCAGCCTTCCGGAACATTGTCGCTATTGCCGGGTGTAACACCTGGAATACATCCAGCATTTGCAAAATACTATATCCGCCGTGTTCGTTTCGGTTCAGCAGATCCATTGGTTGAGGCATGCCGTAAGAGAGGTTATAAGGTTGTCTGGGATGTTGGTCTTGATGGCAGAGAAGATCATACAAGGTATGTCATTGAGTTCCCATGCAAGTCCCCAGAGGGATCTGTGCTTGCTAGTGAGATGACAGCAATTCAGCAGCTTGAATGGGTTAAGAAAATGCAAACTGTTTGGGCAGATAATGCTGTTTCAGTAACTGTTTATTATCGGAAAGAAGAGTTGGTGGAAATTAAAAAGTGGCTGCAGGAGAATTATGATGATTCAGTGAAGTCTGTATCGTTCCTTCTTCATGTTGATCACAACTTCCCGCTTCCTCCATATGAAGAAATTAGCGAAGAGGAATATAATAAGATTCTTTCTACGGTTGACTTCTCTATTCCCCTGCAAGATGGCGTTAATCAAGGAGAAATTGAGCTTGATAACTGCGCAACAGGCGTTTGTCCTATCAAATAGCATTTTAATATGTTCAGTTTTAATATAAATTGGAAAAAGCTGTACTGGCATTCATCATTTTTGTTCTTTTTATAACAAAAATGGTGTACAATATGTTAGATGACAAGCGATATCGTCAAAAATAAGAAACTTTGGGTTCCCCCGAGGACATATGGTGTATGTATCTGGATTATGCCAGATGGAAAACCATTATCTGATGGCGACGGTGTGCTGTCAGCTGAAGGTTTTGTTGATGATAAAAATATTGAAAAGCGAGTTGCTGAGGCTGCCAAGTATTGGACTGGTAGTAGTGAAGGTCGAATCGCTTGGGTTCATGGTGCAAGAAAAATTTCAGCTAGTGAAAGGGATGATCAAGTAGAGAGACTTCATAACGGCTTAGTTGCTGATCCGTATGAAGATTTTTTTGACAATCTGAGGTAATATGAACAAGAAAATGACTCATGTAGAAGACGATATTGCTTCTCAAGAAATTGATGATATTGAATATCTTGCTTTAGAATCTAAAACAGTTATTGATGATCCTTTTGCAAAAATTGCATACTCTACTCTTTCTCCAAAGATGAAAAGAAGAGCCGCAAAACTTTCAAAGAAGTTTGAAGGGGTAGACGGAACATCTACAAAATATATTGATCCGGAAACTCTTGATGGATATTCTTTATACGATATCGTCAATCCGCCATATGATCTAGATACATTGGCCGGTCTATTTGACTCTAGCTCTATTCACAATGCATCTGTCATGGCAAGAGTAATGAACACGGTTGGTGTTGGTTTTGAATTTGAAGAGACTACAAAAGCAAAAAGAAAAATTGAAAAATCAATGGGTGACCCAGAAAAGGTCTCTCGTGTTAGAAAATCCCTTCAAGATGAAAAAGCTAGACTTGACGAAATTTTTGAAAATGTCAATGTTGAGGAAACATTTATTGAAACAATGATTAAGGTTTGGCAAGATGTTTTAACTGTTGGAAATGGCTATCTTGAGATTGGAAGAAATAATTCTGGTCAAATTGGATATATTGGTCATATTCCCGGAACCTTAGTTCGTGTAAGGAGGAAGAGAGATGGCTTTGTTCAAATTGCAAGAAGCAATAAAATCACAGCAGTCTTCTTTAGAAACTATGGAGATAAAGAAACAGAAGATCCAATTAATAACGATCCAAGACCTAATGAGGTTATTCATTTTAAAATCTACTCTCCTAAGAATACATATTACGGTATTCCTTCTTCAGTTTCAGCTGCTGCTGCAATTGTTGGTGATAAGTTTGCAAAAGAATATAACATTGATTATTTTGAGAATAAAGCAATTCCTCGCTATGCTGTAATTGTTAAGGGTGCAAAGCTTAGTAATCAGTCAAAGCAGGAATTAATTAATTATTTTAGAAAAGAAGTCAAAGGAAGAAATCATGGAACTCTTGTTATTCCTATCCCTGCCTCTATTGGAGCAGATAGTGATATTAGATTTGAGAAGCTTGAAGCCGGTGTTCAGGATGCATCATTTGATAAGTATCGTAAAGCAAACAGGGATGAAATTCTTGTAGCCAATAGAGTACCAGCACCAAAAGTTGGTGTCTATGACAATGCAAACCTTGCAGTGTCTAGAGATTCTGATAAGACATTTAAAATGCAGGTTGTTGGTCCAGATCAATCAGTGATTGAAAAGAGAATTAATCGCGTTCTTGTTGAATTTACAGATTTATTTATTATGAGATTTAAGAAGATTGACTTGATTGATGAAGATATTCAGTCTAGAATTAATGATAGATATTTGAGGACAGAAGTTATTGCTCCGAATGAAGTTCGGTCATCACTTGGCTTGCCTGAGAGGGCTGATGGTGATGAGGTTCTTCCGTTCCCAACAAAGATTAAAAAAGAGTCTGGTGCGGGAGCCCCAGTTGGTAATTCAAACAATCAGGCTTCCCAGCCAAGAAATGCAAGGTCGGATACGCCAGAAGGCGCATCTGATCCAAGAGTATCTGGCGATCAAGCAGAGCGCGGAGAGAACCAAGATAATTCAGGAGGACAATAATGGGTTACGAAATGGGTATCGTTTATTCTTCTACAGCAGTGACAAGCACTACTGGAGAAGTTAATACAAATCATCACACATCCTGCATTCATTTTTTAAACACACATGCTAGCACAAATGCTGTTGTTAAATTAAACGGTGGACCGCATAAAGTGATTATTCCTGCAGGAAAGAACTATGTTGAAGTTGAAGGAGACTATACAAAGTTTGAAGTTGAAACAGCAGGGGTTACCTTGGCAGTATTTGCCATAGGATGATTTGCTATATAATAAATACATTACTAGTATAGACTAAACACTATGAACGATTTTAACTTAGCTTTTCCTATCACGATGGTGAAGAAAGAACAAAGAATTGTTAGTGGAATTGCAACCGCAGACAATATTGATAAAGTTGGTGATGTTGTTGATTTTAATGCCTCAGTAGATGCATTCAAAAATTGGCAAGGTAATATCAGAGAAATGCATGCACCAATTGCTGTCGGTAAAGCAATTTCTTATAAGCCAATTAAGTTAAAAACACCAGATGGTCAAGAATATAACGCCATGGAAGTTGAGGCGTATATTTCTAAAGGTGCAGAAAATACATGGCAAAAAGTTTTGGATGGAACACTTCGTGCTTTTTCCATTGGCGGAAAAATTCTGAAAAAGGAATTGATGCAGGGTAAGATGTTTAATGGTCGCCAAGTTTCTTTGATTAAAGAATATGAACTTGGTGAATTGAGCTTAGTGGATAATCCTGCAAATCCAGTAGCTGTTATTGATATTATTAAATTTGATCCATCAACGAATAATCTTGATTACATGTTGAAGTGCTGCGATGGAGAAAATATTTGTGCATGCGATAATGTTGAGAAAAAGCAACCTATCAAAGATCCTAAAGGCGGCCTGACAGCTGCCGGTAGAAGATATTTTAGACAAAAAGAAGGCGCTAACTTAAAACCGGGAGTCAAGGGCGCAGCAAACACCCCTGAGAAGATGAGAAGAAAAGGCTCCTTCCTTACAAGATTCTTTACAAATCCTTCTGGTCCAATGAAAAAGCCAAATGGCGAACCGACAAGACTTGCTCTTTCGGCAGCAGCCTGGGGCGAACCTGTACCTCAAAATATGCAGGATGCCGCTAGATTGGCAGCAAAGGGTCGAAGGTTATTGGAAAGATATGCAAAAACAAAAGAAAAGAAGAAGTTTATATCATTTGAAAATGATGAGGCTCTTCAAAAGTATATTGACAGTTTAGTAGATGAAGATTTTGGCAAAGAAACCGAAAACTCATTGCTAAATGATGTACAATATGATATGGTGGTTGAACCTATGGATAATTTAAATGTTGATAATGATAATAAGATGTCGTTAATCAAAAAGTTTGTCACTTGGCTAAGTTCGGAGTCAAGTGATAGTGAGCTTGAAAAGTTCACAAGCGCTGAAGTCTCACAATCAGAGGCCGCAGTTGAAACTGAACAAATGGAGGAACAAGAAATGGATATTGACGTTCTTAAGGATGCTCTTGGTTCCGTCATTGATCAGAAGCTAAACGACTTTGCCACTTCGCTTAAGGCTGAAGTTGAAGCAAATGTCGCTGCCAAGATTGATGAGGTTTCCAAGAATTTTGAAGAGCAAAAGTCTGAGCTTAATCAGAAGTTAGAAACGACTGAAAAGGCTTTAGAAGAGCAGACAGCCAAAGTTGAGCAACTCGCCAGCGCAGGCGCTGTTAAGAAGAGTGTTGATCCAGCAGACGATGAGGAGGAAGTAATTGAAAAGACTGCCCCCAAGTCGCTTTGGAACAACCTTTATCTCCCACAGGCTCTTATTGAGTCTTTGGGTTACAAGTCGTAATTAAGGAGGAACAACAATTATGGCAACACAAGAAGAGATTCTTGCAAAAGCTGACGAAGTTACTACGAGCGTCGTTGGCAATGCAAGCGGTGGTCTGCTCAAGCCTGAGCAGTCAAACCGTTTTATTGATTTCGTGGTAGATCAGTCCAACCTGATGCGTAACTCGCGTGTCGTTCGCATGCGCACACCGCAGATGGAGATTGACAAGCTGTCCATTGGTACTCGCTTGCTTGCAAAAGCAACTGAGGCAACAGACACTGGTTCAAATGCCCCTGTTACTTTCACGAAGGTTTCGCTTTCTAGCGTTAAGCTTCGTCTTGACTGGGAGTTGAGCACTGAGTCGCTTGAGGATAACATTGAAGGTGCTTCGCTGGAAGACCACATCGCACAGGTGATGGCTCGCCAGACAGCAAATGACATGGATGACCTCTTGATCAATGGTAATACATCTTCTAACAACGGTCTGCTGAAGGCTCTTGACGGTTTCGTTAAGTTGGCTCTTGGCGGCGGTGTGACAGTTGATGAAGGCGGAAATAACGTGTCTCGTTCAACATACGATCGCGTTCTCCGTAACATGCCAACTAAGTACCTGCAGAAGCGTAATGAATTGCGTTTCTTCACCGGTCCTGGTTTGGTTCAGGATACATCATTCAGCCTGCAGAACCCCAACTCGGCAACTGCAGCAACTGCTGGTGCACCTGCTCCTGGTTCGACATTTGGCGAACAGGCATTCATGAACGGTGCTATCCGTGCAAACGGTGGCCCTGGTGCAACTGGTCTTGCTCCTTATGGTATTCCGCTGGTGGAAATCCCGCTGATGCCAGAGACAGTGACTGGTGACTACTCGGGTGCTGCTGGTAGCCATGGCTATGTTGAATTGACATTCCCCAACAACAGAATTGTTGGTATCCACAGAGATATTACTGTGTATCGTCAGTTCCAGCCAAAGACAGACACGATTGAGTACACACAATTTGTCCGACTTGCAAGCAACATTGAGAACGGTGCTTCTTATGTCATTGCAAAGAACGTCAAGTTGCGTTCGCTCTAATTAATAGTCTGTAATTAGTTGTTGCGGCGGGGTGGATTATTCCGCCCCGCCAAAACAATATAAAGGGATGATTATGAGTGATAATGTAATTAAAAGTGAAGATATAGCTCCAAAGAAAACAAAGCAGGCTAAACCTAAAAAGGTAGCTCCTGCTGAAGTGCCATCTGGTGATAAGTCAATTGTCTTTTTTGAAAGCGGATATTCTTATTCATTATCAAACGGTTTTACTTTTACGCAAGAAAATAGAATGCTTGAACTATCGGCAGAAGAGGCAAATAGATTGTTGGCTTTAGATAATTTTAGATTGCCTACTGACGAAGAAAAGCAAATGTATTATAATAGTTTGGAGGCATAATTAATGGCTGGCAATCTTTCTAATTACCTTGAGAATAAGCTGATTGATCACTTCTTGGGGACAACAACATTCACAAAGCCTTCGGCTGTCTATGTTGCTCTATTTACAGTGACACCAAATGATGCTGGCGGTGGTACAGAGGTTAGTGGCGGCTCGTATGCTCGTCAAACTGCGACATTTACTGCAGCCTCTAGCGGTGCAACTTCTAATGATTCAAATATTGATTTTGTAAATATGCCTGCTGCCACAACTGTCGCTATTGGAATTTTTGATAATTTAACAACTGGAAATCTTTTATTGTGGGGAACATTAACGGCAAATAAGACAACTGATGCTGGAGATACGCTAAGAATCGCAACTGGCGATCTTGATATCAGTATTGACTAAGGAGATCAGATGCTAAGAAGAGAATTCAGTGGTGGTGTATTAAGAACAACACTCGCTGCAAATATTAGTAACTCAGACACTTCAATTGCAACTGTTGATGCATCAACTTTTCCTTCCGGGGTTAATCCTTTTGTGATTGTAATTGATAGAGGAAGCTTGTCAGAAGAAAAAATACTTGTTTCTTCAAGATCATCTAATACATTTACGGTTGCTTCTCGTGGATATGATGGCTCTTCTGCATCAACACATAATACCGGCGCTTTTGTTGATCATGTTCTTGATGCAACAGTAATTCAAGATATGAATCAGACAACTTATGATAATGAAGTTTTAGTTTGGATGGGGGTATCAAATGGCTAATTTAACACCAAAAAGTTTATTTATAGGAACAACTGCATCAAATTCAAATGCATACACAACTGCAAATGTGGTAGGCAATTATTCTATTATTAAAAATATTAATCTTTGCAATACAACAAATGCTGCAGTAACCTGCAGTGTTCATCTCTTAGTTTCTGGTGCAAGTGCAGCTGCAAATAATGCAATTATTAGCAATGTAAATATTTTGGCAAACAATGTGATATACTATAATACATCAATAGTTGTGCCTGCAAATAGCGCAATACACATTGCGCAAGCTACGGCAAATGCCGTAACTTTTGCAATCAGTGGGGTGGAATATGCCTAGTCTTAATGATTCAGCGATACTTAATCTAGAACAATATGCGGAGCTTACTGGCGCAACATTTACTGGCGCACTGTCAGGCACCGATTTAAGTCTTTCTGGCAATCTTTCAGTCGGTGGATCTACATTTTATGTGCAAGCTCCCGATGTGCGTTTTAATAGCAATACAATTATTATAAATAATTCTTCCAATGCTGTACCTGCATCAGATGTTGTTATTGAGGTTGAAAGAGGCGATTCACCCAATCCTAAAATTCGTTGGAATGAAACATCTGATCGTTTTGAAATAACCAATGATGGAACTAATTATGGTCTGATTATTACAAGCGCAGATAGCGGAACTATCACTGGTAATATGATTTCAGACGGAACAATTGTTAATGCTGAAATAGCATCAAATGCTGCTATTGCAATTTCAAAGCTTGAAACAGGCACGGCTGGTCGCATTGTTCTTGCAAATGCAACCGGTGTTCCTACATATACAGAAGTTACTGGAGACATTTCAATTGCCAGCAATGGTCTTGTTACAATTGCAGCAAATTCAGTTGCTCTTGGAACAGACACAACAGGGAATTACATGTCAGGTGTTACTGCTGGCACTGGTGTTGCAATAACTCATACCCCTGGTGAGGGTTCAAATGCAACAATTTCAATTGGGCAAGCTGTAAATACTAATAGTAATGTAACTTTTAATGATGTCACAGTATCTGGCAATCTAGCTGTGCAGGGCACAACAGTAACTATTTCAGCAAATACTTTAAGTATTGCTGATAATCATATTACTTTAAATAGTGATGTTACTGGTAGTCCAGTAGAGAATGGCGGTTTTGAAGTTGAACGTGGTACATCTCCAAATGTTGAGCTTCAATGGAATGAAGGCTCCGATAAATGGCAATTGACAAACGATGGCACAAATTATGGAGATATCGTATCAACGTACGATGTTGGCACAGTTACAAGCAACATGATTGCAGATGGAACAATTTTAAATGCAGACATTAATGCAAACGCTGCAATTGCTCTCTCTAAGCTGGCAACTGGTACGGCGGGAAATATTCTTGTTTACAATTCTTCTGGTGTTCTGACATCTGTTGCTGAGTCTGGAGATATATCTATCAGCGATACTGGTGTCGCATCTGCTAATACATCTTCAATTGCAACACTCACTGCAACTCAGACATTAACAAATAAGACACTCACAGCACCAGTAGTCACATATGCTCTTGATACAAAAACAGGAAATTATACATTGGCATTGACTGATCAAAGTAAAGTTATTGAAATGAATGTTGGTTCTGCAAATACAATTTCCGTACCAACTAATTCGTCAGTAGCTTTCCCAATTGGCACACAAATTCATATTACCCAATATGGAGCTGGTAAGACTCAAGTTGCTGCTGTTACACCGGCAACAACAACAATTCGCTCAACGCCTGGTGCTTACTTAAGAGCCCAGTATTCATCAGCAACACTTATTAAGAGGGGAACCG